GATAAGAAGGCATACCGCCAGTCCCCGCGCCACGACTGGACATCACACCCTAGTGACGCTTTCCGTATGCTTGCGGTATCATACGCCGAGCAGGCTGACAAGACCCCGACTTTGGAGCCAAAGCCGCTCATGGTCGGGCCGGGCAATACAGTGACGCTCAACGATATGTGGGCAGTGCATGACCGCACGGTGAGCAGGAGGGCAAGGATATGACCGCGATTAGTCCAGTGCGCAACAACTACGTTGCAGTGGCCGCAACCTCTACGACGACGTTTGCTGCTGCGGGCGCATACATCCACAGCGTCGTGGTCAACGTCGCCAGCAACACCGAAGCGACTGTTGTAGTGAGTGACAACGGTACTGAACTGGTACGCATCCCCGCCACGCAGGCTGCTGGCGTATATGTGATTCCGCTTGAGGTGGCGAGCAAGGGCGCAATCACCGCGACCTGCTCGGGTAACTCCAACTGCCGCGTTGTCGGCCTGTTCAGCACCTACACATGAGAAAGGCCGGTCTGTACGCAAACGTCCTCGCCAAACAGGAGCGCATCAAGGCTGGCTCTGGCGAGCGTATGCGTAAGCCCGGCGACCCCGGTGCGCCTACTGCAAAGGCGTTTCGTGAGTCTGCAAAGACGGCGAAGAAGGAAAACAAATGAGCGCAGCGTGGCAGCGTAGTGAGGGCAAGAACCCAAAGGGCGGCCTCAACGCAAAGGGCCGCGCTTCCTACAAGGCCGAGACGGGTGGCACGCTCAAGCCCCCGGTGAAGGCAGGCGACAACCCGCGCCGCGCCTCGTTCCTTGCCCGCATGGGCAATATGCCGGGGCCGATGGAGAAGAACGGCGAGCCCACGCGCCTTGCGCTCGCCCTCAAGGCATGGGGCGCTGGCAGCAAGGCAGAGGCTAAAAGTAAGGCCGCCGCCATCAGCAAGCGCAACAAGGGGAAAGACTGATGGACGCAATGGTGCAACCAAAACTTGACCGTTACCTGCGCATCATCGGGCAGTACGACAGCGAGTTTGCGAAGTGGGCGGCGCGTACCAAAAAGATCATCAAGCGGTACCGTGACGACACGCGTGGGCAGACGCTGACGGAAAGCGCCAAGTTCAACATCCTGTGGTCAAACGTGCAGACGCTGAAGCCTGCCGTGTACGCCAAACTGCCGAAAGCCGACATCAGCCGTCGCTTTGGCGACAACGACCCCGTGGGCCGCGTGGCCTCGCAGTTGATCGAACGCGCCATCGACTTTGAGATTGAGCATTACCCAGATTACCGCGCCACGATGAACCACTGCGTTGAGGATCGGTTCCTCGGCGGTCGTGGTACGGCATGGTTGCGCTACGAGCCGCATACCGCCCCCATCGGGCTTGAGGATGATGGCGTCAGCATCACGCCGAACATTGAGCAGGGCGAGGGTGCCCCGCCCCCAATGGAGAAAATTGAATACGAATGCGCCCCGGTGGATTACGTCCACTGGCGCGATTTTGGGCACAGCACGGCGCGGACGTGGGAAGAAGTCTCTTGCGTATGGCGCTGGGTGTACATGACCCGTGAGGCGCTTGCAGAACGTTTTGGCGATGAAGTCGCACGCAAGATACCGCTTGACCAAGGCCCAGAGCCGCTCAACGCGTACAACGAGAACAAGCGCCTATACAACCGCGCCAAGATTTGCGAGTTGTGGGACAAGGAAACCGAAAAGGTCTATTGGTTCAGCAAGGGGATGCCCGAGATCATCGACGAACGCGATGACCCACTCGGCGTTGAAGGCTTTTTCCCGTGCCCCAAACCGCTGTACGCGACGACGACAAGCGACACGCTGGTACCCGTCGCAGACTTTGTGCTGTACCAAGATCAGGCGATGGAGTTGGACATTCTGTCTGACCGCATTGACGGCCTTGTGAAGTCGCTGCGTGTGCGCGGCGTGTACGACGCCAGCCAACCGGCACTGCAACGTTTGATGACCGAGGGTGACAACAATGCGCTTATTCCAGTCGATAAGTGGATGGCTTTTAGCGAGAAGGGCGGCCTTAAAGGCAGCATTGACCTTCTCCCGCTCGACACGCTCGCCAACGCCCTCCTTAACTGCTACCGCGCCCGCGAGGACATCAAAAGCCAAATCTACGAAATCACGGGCATCAGCGACATCATCCGAGGTGCGTCTTACGCCAGCGAAACCGCGACCGCGCAGCAAATCAAAGGACAGTACGCCGGGCTGAGGCTGCGGTCGATGCAGGAGGATGTGGCCCTCTTTGCGTCAGAGTTGATCCGGTTGAAGGCGCAGGTGATGTGTACCAAGTACCAGCCCGAAACCATCCTCGCCTACGCTGCGGCCCAGCAGATGACGCCGGCCGACCAGCAGTTGATCCCGCAGGCACTGGAATTGCTCCGCGATAAGCCGCTGCGCAACTTTCGCGTGGACATCGCCGCTGACAGCCTTGTGATGTTGGACGAAAACCAGAACAAGCAAGACCGTATGCAGTTCCTGCAGGCGTTTGGCGGGTTCCTCGCCCAAGCGTTGCCGGTGGGTCAGGCCAGCCCGCAGATGGTGCCCATGATGATGGAATTGCTGCGCTTTGGGATGCAGGCGTTCAAGGCTGCACGCCCAATTGAGGGCCAGATTGACGCCACGCTGCAGCAACTCCAGCAGGCCGCTCAACAGCAGCAGCCGAACGAAGAAGCGCAAGGCAAGCAGGCCGAACTGCAGCAAAAGGGGCAGGTTGAGCAGAGCCGGATGCAGATGGAGTCAGCACTACAGCAGGCCAAACTCCAGCAGCAGATGCAGATGGAACAACTCAAGAACCAGACGAAACTGCAGATGGAGCAGCAAAAGCAGCAGTTTGAAGCGCAATTGGAGGCCATGCGCCTGCAGAGCGATCAAGCCGCCGCCAAGTACAAGGCCGACATGGACGCCCAGACGCGGCTGATCATTGCGCAGATGAACAAGGCTGCTCCGCCCCCGCTAAACCAATGAAGCGAACCTACGTTCTAGTTGACGGCGAGTTTGTGGAGCGCAAGCGCGACTCCAAGGGCCGCTATCACTACGTCATGCCCGACATCCAGCCCTATCGGTCGATGATCGACGGCAAGATGGTCAGCAGCCGATCCGAACACAGACGCCACCTCAAGGCCAACAACTGCATTGAGGTAGGCAACGACGACCCCGCCAAGCACATTGCCAAGCCAAAGGTGGATGAAAGCCGCTTTGAGCGTTTGAAGTATGAGGTCAACAATCGCCTCACCAACGCCCAAGCCGACGCAATCATCCGCAAACTGCGGGAACACGCCAATTTCACCAATCCCCACAGGAGAGGATAAATGGACGACAACAACACCGCAGTAGACGTAGAACGCACCGAGCAACCCGAGGTTGACCGTCGTGCAATTCTGGAACAAGGCTTTGAGGCTGCCGAAAAAGGCGAGCCGGTAGAGGCGTCGGGCCGCGACGACCGTGGCCGCTTTGCCCCGAAGGCAGAGGAATCGCTGCAGGAGGCAGAACCGCCTGTATGGCGTCGTCCGCCAGCATCGTGGCGCAAGGATTTCCACGACGTTTGGCAGAAAGCCGACCCCAAGATGCAGGAATACGCATGGCAGCGCGAAGAACAGATGCGTGCCGGCGTGGAACCGTTGCTTGCGAAGGCGCAGTTTGCCGACACGATGCAGGAGGCCATTGAGCCGTACTTGCCGACGATTCAAGGCATGGGGTTGACGCCCGAAAAGGCCGTGTCTGCGTTGATGCAGGCCGACTACACGTTGCGTACCGCACCGCCGCAGCAGAAAATGCAGTTGTTTGCGCAGTTGGCGCAGTCATACGGCATCAATTTGGGCGCAATGGGCGCAAATCCGCAGGCTGCCCCGCAGAACAGCGTTGACCCGCTGGTGTGGCAGTTGCAAAACGAACTCAACAACGTCCGTGGCGAGGTCATGGGCTGGAAACAGCAGCAAGAAATGCAGCAAAACCAGCAGTTGTTGGGCGAAATTAACCAGTTTTCGTTAAAAGCAGATCATTTTGAAGAAGTCCGGCCAACCATGATTCAACTCCTACAGAGTGGCATGGCAGAAACTTTAGAGCAGGCTTACGACAAGGCGATCCGCCTCAACCCTGACCTGTTTGAGCAAGTGAGCAAGGCCCAACAGGCCGAGCAAGCCGCAAAACAGGCTAAGGAGTACAACCGGGCAGCGAAAGCGGCCCGTGCAGCAGCGGTGAGTGTCAGAAGCGCAACACCAAGCGCCAACACGGCTCCCAAGGCAGCAAACCGTCGCGCACTCTTGGAGGAGGCTTTCTCCGAAACAGAGACGCGTTTGTAATCAACTGATATAGGAGCATTAAAATGGCATTTGCCAATTCCAGTATCAGCGACATCATTGCTACCACAATCCAGAGCCGTAGCGGTGAGTTGGCTGATAACGTGACCAACAACAACGCGTTGTTGCGTCGTCTCAAGGAGCGCGGGAACGTTAAAACGTTCTCGGGCGGTAACGTCATCCTTCAGGAGTTGATGTATACCGATCCGACCACCAACAACACCAACTCGTACAGCGGCTACGAAGTGCTGAATGTTGGACAGAACAGCCCGATTTCGTCGGCGC